ACTGGGATGAGGTTTATGAGGATGGAGTCAAATCTTTAGAAGGTAAAGGCGAGGCCACCAAGAAAGAACCAACTGAAAAGGTTAAGAAAGAATCTAAATGCCCTGTATGTGATCACCTTTGGCCTAGTAACAGTGATACTTGCCCAGGCTGCGGTCACATCAGACAGAAACGCAATCATGTAGATGCAGTTGCTGGTGAGATGATAGAGCTGGCATCTGGTCAAAAGTCTAAGCGTGATGATAAGCAACAGTTTTATTCACAGTTACTTTGGATCGCCAATGACAGAAGTTACAACCAGCATTGGGCAAGCCATAAGTATCGAGAGAAGTTTGGAGTATGGCCTAGAGGTCTTGAGACAACCTCCGCACCGCCAAGTTTGACAGTTCAAAATTGGATTAAACATCGCAATATTGCATGGTCTAAAAAAAGAGAGAAGATAAATGGATAAGCCAGAATATACCCAGTATGTAATGACCCAAGTAGAGGTAGCTGAGAAATTATTTATACATCCAAAAACTGTAATGGTTGTAGAAAAAAGAGCATTGGAAAAGATTAGAACAATCTTAGAAAGGCGTGGCATTAAAGCAGAGGATATTTTAGAAGACTAGGCTGATACTATTTATGCATTGAAAAATTAACAGTAGCCCTGTAGATGCAAACTTAATTTTTTAGGCTCACAGTAATGTATCAGCCGTAATGCGTTATTTATTGTGAGCCGCTCATAACAATGAGGTGGGCATTGAATCTACATATCCCACCACCCTTAACTATGAAAGAGCAATATGAGATTTGAAGAGTTTGCTAGAGCGCATGGCTTGATTATTAACTCAGTCCAGTATGGTAAATGGATGAGGGTTCCAACCACAGATAAACCAAGATCTTCTAATGGTGCTTACATTTTTGATGGCAATCGTGGAGCTGTGCAAAACTGGGCAACCATGGAAAAACCCGTGACATGGCAGTCTGAAACAGATAATCGCTCACTACCCATCATTAGGCAGCAGAACCAGCGAGCCATTCAAGAGCGACAGGATTTAGCAGATAAAGCAGCCAAGAAAGCTGGCTGGATCTTGCACCAATGCGTGAACAAGACCCATCCATATTTAGAGAAAAAAGGATTTCCAGAAGAGCAAGGCAATGTCTGGGAGACTGATGAGGGCAGCAAGCTAGTTATACCCATGAGGAGCGAAGGTTCGCTGGTGGGATGCCAGCTCATCGATGAGCAAGGGAATAAAAAGTTTCTTTACGGACAGAGAACAAAAGGAGCAGCTTTTTCCATTACGGATAAGCCCGATAACATTTTCTTTTGCGAGGGCTACGCTACGGCTCTCTCCATTCGTCAAATCATGAAGGCAAACAGCATGAGATACACCATCCATGTCTGTTTTTCTGCAAGCAATATGAAGGACATAGCACGGAGCATTCCCAATGGGATCGTCATCGCTGATAACGACCCCAACCATATTGGCGAGAGTGTTGCCATAGATACAGGCAAACCTTACTGGATCTCTGATGCAGTCGGTGAGGACTTTAACGATTACCATATGCGTGTTGGCCTTTTCAAAGCATCTCAGGCGTTGAAGAAGACTTTGATTGCAGTAAAGACTCCCCAAATAGCCTAATAAATTTTGCCTCAATCTGTCTTACAGCCTGTTTCGTTATTCCGTGGGGTTTGCCTGATTCTACCAGCGTAGCCCCCTTAACCCGAAGACTGAGGATCTCATAATAACGATCCAGAGTCTGGGGTCTAACGGATGCCTTATACAGGCTGCAAAACTTCTTTTTGGACGGGAACAGAAACATACGGAATGGAGAGGACGGATCCCCAGTAGCTACAGGAACCCGTCCATACTTCAAGCTATCCATCGTAGCTACCATCTACTTCCTCAGATTCTTCTACTTCAAAATCGACATCCCAATCGTTCCAGTTATCGTTATAGACCTCATCCATAGCGATTTCTTCTGCCTCTTCATAGTCTGGAGCCTCCACACAAACAATTACTGTTCCATAAACCCGCAGCTTTACTTCGTATGATTTCATTTTCATTCTTCATTCTCCTGTTTGAAGTAATTCATGGTCAAAGCAGACATAATCATTGTCCGCATCACAAGTCTTGCACTCTGGTTCGGGCTTGAGTTCGCCTCCTTTGGCATATAGATCCTCTACCTTTTGCCTTCTGTATGCCAGCCACTCATCGCTGGTCATCTTGTCAATATCAATCATGCCACTCCCTTTCGTTTTTGTTTAACCTCTTCAATCCAGCCATCAATTACATCCCAACAAATACCTACTTCACAATCGTGATACTTATCCATCAACCTTAAAACCTTTCTAGCATCTTCATAAGTCAGCTGCTCCCCGATATTCTCAGCTTGCTCGATAATGTCATCGCTGTGCCACCATTCAGCCATCCAATCAGGATCAAAATGACGCTGGACGGCTGCCTGTGCCTCTGATATTGCTCTACCAGCTGGAATATCTACCTCAATCATTACTTTCATTTAATCCTCCAATAAATTTCCCTGTATCTAATCGATAATTGGCAGCCAGCTCTTCCATCAGTCTGGACAGTAGATAAGCCATATCATCACCCTCAAAATCTAAAATGGCATGAACCCGTTGATACATATACTTCGTGGAAACCATGCTGTCTCCCCATCCGTTATCCATAATATTTCTCCAGATCTTCTTGAATCCATGCCATAGCAGTGCAGATCTCTCCCCACTCCTCATCGTATTGCTTGTCACCTTCTGGAATGCAATTCTCACGATAACCCTCCAGACCTTGCCAAATGGTTTCCAGAATGGATTCCATATTGTTATGTTTAAGCATTTTTATGCTCCTGTAAGTAATTATTGAATTGATTGATAAAAAAAGACTTGTCCAAATCGTGATCTACTTCATCGGCAATCGGGGCAACCTGTAACAGCTCTGGGAAAGCATCCCTAAGCCTTAAGGCATTCTTCATATCAGCCTTGTAATACAAGCAAGCCAGAGTATCGGCAAAGCCTCCCCGATTCTCCAGCAGCTGGGCAGATCGATGCCCTTGGTCATACTTCTGTTGATTACTAAACATAAATTTCTCCTAGCAGTTAATGATTACCAAATGGCAATCCCTATGCCCCGTAGGGCATGAGGATTACAGCACTTATAAAAATTCGCCTAAGCCCATCGATATAGGCAGCAACTGCACCAATCCAAAAAAGTAGCTGGATTTTTTAATTTTTATTGTCCAGACCCCTTTAAATAAAAGTTAAAACAGCACGGACAGCCACGGAAACAGCATAAACAGCACAGCAGACCACCAGAGAATCCAGCAGCCACTCACGATCATTTGAAAACATATAAAACCTCCTAGCAGTTGAACAGAGACCCCGGGAGGGGTTTCGCTGGAATCTCACCAGCTCGTCAGTCTGTTTATTTAATATATCCCTCCATTACCTTTTGACTGAGGGGCTTAGGGTTTAATTGATCTTGAATATCCTTTCCGAGCTGAATCCAGCTCTCAGGATTGACTAGACCCCTCTGGGGATAGTCTTCAGGCTTAGACTCGGCAACCTCCGCAGAGTAGCGCAGCAGAGCCTCGACAGTCATCATTGCAGCCAAAGGATGAGACTTAAGTATTTTTTGAAGTGTTGGAGATTCCATTATTAAAGCTCCTATAAGTTGCGGAAATAATGCCCGTTAGATTCAAAGTAATCCATCATCAAATCACGGGAAAATTTCTCGGTGTCAAAGTAAAAACGGAGATTCTCTGGGATCTCAGAGAGCATACCCGTGCTATCGATGTAATCCTCTGCAAAATCCTCATCGCTGTTAAATTCCCCAGCGTATGCCTCCTCTACATCGTCCAGAGATGAAACCCCGCAATTATCAAAGTAAGCAGAGATCACCTCATCTTCTAAGCTGCTGCACTGTTTCTCTTCTAGAAACTCCAGCCAGCCATCTAAATCAAAACCATCACAGCTGGAGCTGTAGAAGTGATGAGCGAGACCCTCAACGTCAGCACAGAGAACCTCATCAAAGGAAGAGGACGGGAACAGCTCTGAGAGCTGGAGCTGAATATCCTCCCAAGCTCCAACCTGATCGAGATCTACCCAGACCCCCTTAGTTGGTATGCCATCGATATAAAAAAAGCCCTGATTTTCCCCGCCAGAGTGCGGAGCACAGGCTGCATTAAGACGGGCATTGATTGATTGATCGAACATGATTAATTCTCCTAGCAGATGAAATGACGATATTGTCACCTCGTGATTTTAGAATGAAAACAAATTGACTGTAAAGCATTTTATTAAACTATTTTTGAGCCTTATATCTATTGAGCTGGCTGGTCGCTGAGGTGGCCTGAAAATAAAAAGGTCTGGTCACTTTGTCAGACCGGAAACTTAAAAGCCCGAAAGGTTTTCAATACAGTGCGAAGCACAACAGCCCAGATACTTCAGCACTAGGAGAGGAGATAGACCACCAGAGAGAGCAGAACCCTCCATTCTTGCTCTATCCGTCCTATAATCCGTCCTATGGATTCCTCACATATACCCAGATAAAGCAGAATGAAGAAACTTACACGGAAAGAGATTAGCGAGGGTCTGGAGCAGATCCCGATCAATCAGATATTACTGGGGTCTAATCAGGCTGGGATCACTCTCACCCAGAAGCAGAAAGCCTTTGCAACCGAAGTAGTGAAGACGGGCAATAAGTCGGCAGCCTACCGCAAAGCCTATAACCACAAAGGCAAGCCAGAGACCGCTGCCAGAGACGCTCAAAAGGTCGCAAACAATCCCAAGGTCGCCACCTATATCCAAGCCCTAGAACAGGCTAAAGAGGCTGAGGCATATCTTTTACCCGCTCGCCTCCGCACCATTGCAATCCATCGTTTGACGGGTCTGGCACTGAATGAAGACATCCCCCCAGCCCAGCAGCTCAGA